TGCGTTCGCTGTGAATGGGCCTACTGCATTCAGTGAACCGTGGGTTGCTACATCAACAAGCTCAGGCTATCGCACAGCGAGTTTATCAGGGCAAGCGGTAGGCAATTGCGCTCTACAAACAACGTCAGGAACTACACGCTTTTATTTTTTAAATCACAACGTTTATGTACAGTCTGCGCATGCTTACTACACATCTTTTCAAACATATGTTGAGTCAAGTGATGAGTGTATAGCGACTGACTCATCGTTTACAACTAGTATTAAAGCAAGCATTGATACGACTACAGCCCGAGTTAATCTAATAAAAGTGAGTCACTAATGACATATATGCCAAGCTCAGCTTCAAATCAGACAGCTGCGAATGTAGCAAGTCTCACTATTCTACATAATAGCTCGACAGATATTGCAATAACTGCGGGCTCAGTCGTGCCTTTGGGCTCATCAATTCAGTCACACGGTAGTGATTCATACACAGTATCGAGCGGTGTGATCACACTGCCCAGCGGTTCATATTATTTAGTTAGAGCAGCACTCGCAAGCTACGGCCCGACGGTGACAGGTGATCAAATCACGTATCAATTATATGATACAAGTGGAAGTGTATATGTTGGCCGAAGAGGTAATTTGGTTTGGCAAGAGTCACCTAAATTAAATGGTGGTGATGAGTACGCTATTGCATTGATTGATGCATTGAGTAGTTCACAGACAATTGACTGTCGAGTATTGACGACAAGTTCGGCGGGGTTTGTTTTAGACCCTAGCGGAGCAACAAGCGCACAGTATACATATGCGGGCAGAACACGAATCGAAATATGGAGATTCTCATGATTGAGCAACTTTTAGCACATCGTGATAGCATCTCATATGCTATAGCAATCACATCAATTCTACTCTCAATGATTGCAGGCTATTTGCTTGGCTATCAGTCACCAGAGCATCTATGTGCTGAGTATATAGTTGAAGCAGAGCAGTTGACACAAGTTGCACATGAGTGCAACACACAGCGCACACAGTGTGAGTCTAAACAAGCAGGGGGTGCAGTGTTAAGCTGTGCACCTATCTGTGCTAAGCAAGTAGCAGACGCACTAAAGAATCACACTGATATAATATGTGAGGATTAAATGCATATATTCACTGCATTAGTTTTGCTACTAGCACCATTGTTACCAGATAACATACCTGCGAATATGATCTATATGGGGCAGGGTATCGAGCCCATTCATAGCATAAAGATTAAGCGGGGTTTTGTGTCAGATGGTAGATATATGTTGATTACACCATATAATTTTGTACGTGTAAAATCAGCTTTAGAAAACAGCCCAGATCTATGCACGCTAGCAATTAGTGAAACTGTCAAATCATGCACAGCAGGTCTAGAACGTGAGCAACAGATTATGCTTAATAGAGAGCATGATGATGCAAAACTATTAACAGCTTATGAGCTTAGATTAACAGCTATTGAAAGTGATTTGCAAAAATCTGAGCATCATAATAAAATGCTTATGTACATCACTGGGGGCTTTGCTTTATTAAGTACAGCTTCTATAACTTTCGCATTGATAAAGTAGGTTGCAATGGAAACAATGAACGCTTTTGATATAGGCCAGATCTTAGCAGTGATAGCCCTATTTTATAAACTGTCATCAGATAGAGCACATCACGCAGAAGACATGGGCCGGATTAAATCACAGATCGAGCATTTAGAAAGCAGAGCAAGCACAGTAGACACAAGGCTAGGCAATATAGATGCAAAGCTAGAAAAGTTGATGAGTTCACTTGCCAGAGTGGAAGCAATACTAAACAGACCTCAGGTATTACCAAGTGAAGTAATGTAGTCATAAGCAGACCAATCATCAGGCTTCATTTGTCGCAGCACATTTAAGCCTTCGACCATTTGCGTATCATTAGTTAAAATGCACACATGACGCATTGTTTCTGCCCATGCCGGCTGTGTGATACGTGGGCCATAGAATACAGGCTTCAATGCTGACAGACATTTATACTGCGTTTTAAAAGCGTTGTCTATTGCAGTCAATTTGCTGTCTGTTAGTTCCCACCACTTTGTTAAATCAATATTATGCATCTGGCGTGTGACTGCGTGCAGACAGTATGAATAAAAGAATTCATAAAGCTCAGTTGGGCTCATGTCGCTTAATGTTAAACGCTTAGCATTAACTAGCCCTTTGATCTGTGCTTCATCAATATTATGACTCTCACATAGATCTAGCAAATCTTGCTCTGTGTCTATGTCGTATAATCTGCGTGTTGCTTGTGTTTGTACAACTTGTACAGGTGCAGGTGGCTGTGTAAGTTGTGCAGGTGCAGGTGGGCGTGAATCATATTTAAGATCATCAGCACCTAGGCTTTTAGCTGTTGCTTCAAATCTCTCTCTATCACTCATATCTAAGCTATCAGCAATCTCATCACTTGTATAAATACCACTCACAGCATCAGGCCAGACTGCTCTGCAAGCCATGGCAATTGCTCTAGCTCTCAGCATCTGCAATGGCATCCTGCGCCAATTTTGATTAGTGGTCAAGTTCATCTGCTCAGCCATTAGCCAAGTAAACGTGTATGTATGTAATACACCTGTGTCTCTGCGTTGGCACTCGACTACACACTTCTCATTGTCTAAGTGCACAACGTGCAATCTCTGTACATTGCCTGTGCTTCTGCATATGCCGGCTAATGCATCAGCTTTGATTGTGGGTCTGCCTTTGATTGATGATGTGTTTACAAGCACAAGCCCCATATCATAATCGTAATGATGACCAAAAGCAGCATGACAAAGAATCAAATCATGTGCTTGTCTTTCATCACCCCTGCTCAGAAGCTTTGCAATTTCCCATGCATCTTCTCTGCTTTCTGGTGTCCAGATTGAATAACTGTGTTTAGTCAGGTTTAGTGGATTGTTCATAGTCATAATGTTTACCTTAGTACATATCTGGTGTTGATGGGAATTCAGGGTAAGTTTTAGCGTTAATAAGTGCCTGCTCATAATCTGCATTAGTCTCACACCATCTGCGCACATAGTCATAGCGTGCAGGTAAGGTGTTAGAATCTGTCATCTGCTGCACTTGATATGGGCTCAGTGTGCGTATCACTCGATTAGCGCAATCATCAGCCGGTGCATAGCCTGCATTTTTAGACATATATGCGAACAAGCACATTAGTGTGATAACGCTGATAAATGTGAAATACACTGCATCATCTGTCAATTGTTTGTCTGGGTGCATTATCGTAATCCAAGCTTAGTGTAACAGGTGTTGATCGCTTCTATGATTGCATCTGTGTTTGCATCAGAGCAAAACCACACATAAGCATTAACATGTAGTTCAAGCACAGCGTTTAGGCCCACTCGATAAGGCGCATCTGTGAATTGATCAAGCAGTCTGTCAAGGTGCTTGATGAGTTGCTTGTTAGTGTATCGAGCAATAGTGGTAGATTTTAAAGGTTTCATGTTCATAGCCTTTTAGTTTATTTGGTTTGAAAGTCAGTTGGTTTAAATATTGGCTGATCAAGTAGCAGTCTGTTAGCGCAGTATGCTAGACGTTCTGCTAAGTCATCAGTGCAAGGTCTGTGATTGTTAATGATCAAGCTCAAGTAATTTATACTTATGCCAGTCATGTGTGCTAGCACCTGCAGCTTGATTGTGCTTTTCAGTGCTTTGCGTTTATCTGAAGTCATGTTTAAACTTTCTGTATATTGAAGATGTATAATGATTATCATCTATAAAATACACTGTCAAATAAAACTTTGACTAAATAATCAAATAAATCTTTGACAGTGTGAAGTCTCTTATATATGTATTGTATAGGAGGTGACTATGAACAAAATAAATGAATGTGATATCAGACGCATGATATTGCAACGCACAGACTTGAGCGCAGCTGTTAAACTGACAGTGTTTGCATTGCTGTTAAAAGTGGATTGGGGCACATGGCGTGGCGTTGCTACACTGCCAGAGCTTATGCGCTTGTCTGCACTCTCAAGACGCTCAATACAAAACAGCTTGAAACAATTAGAAGCACAGAAGCTCATCAATAGGTCATGGTCTAATGTTAATGGTCGAGTATTGCCGGTCATTGCATTAGATGCACACGCTATGATGAGCAAGCAAGAAACACAGGGGGGTGCAAAATATGCACAGGGGTGCAAAATATGCACTGCTAGGGGTGCAAAATATGCACAGGGGGGGTGCAAAATATGCACTGCTAGGGGTGCAAAATCTGCGCCCTTACAATTAAACAATTATAAAACAATTAACTTACAATTAGATCAGCCCCATTCTGCTTTTAAAAATACTGATATTGACACAGAGCAAACACAAACTAAACACAACGCACTACCCAGAACTACACACACACTCACAGCTGAAATGATCAAGACCATAGAATCATATGGTAGCAATTTGGGTCATGCAGAACGTGTTGACATAGCTAAATTACATCTAAACATTAAACTCTTGAAAGGTGGCTTTTATGAGCAAATCTAAACCCATGCAACGCCTAGGTGATAGCCCTGCTATCAATGGACTATTACACTCACTTAAAACAATTGTGAATGATCGAGAAGCCAGACCACCAAAACAGCTGCAATCATTCAAACATTTAAATGCCTCAAATCTAGAGACTGAAAACTTTATTTATCCGGCATCAGCGTGTTATCAATCTAAGCCCGTGCCCTTTTGTGGGCGTTGCATGGATGGGTGGGTAAGAGTGACACAAGCAGATGAGAGCAGTGCAGTGCATATATGTGAGGACTGTGAACGGCCCAGAAGACGCTTGAAACGCTTAAATGATTTGGAGTTGCCGGCTGATGCTAAAGATGCCCATCTGAATATGTACGAGTGGGATAGCTCAGAGCAACGCCACAGAATCAACAGTCTGCTTACTTGGATGAGGTACGGTCAGGCACATGAGCAAAGATCACCGTCTGTTTTATTATATGGGCCTCAGGGCAATGGCAAAACTACACTGCATTATGCTTTAGCTAAAGAAGCTATATTCAATGATTACCGTGTTCTATATATAACGCACAGTGAAATGCTAGAGCGCATTAAAAGCACATGGGGTAATCATGGTGCACGTTCACCCATCGAAAATAATAGATGGCTTGAGGGTGTTGAGTTGCTTTTATTAGATGAGCTTGGTGGTATTGGTGGCAATATTGAGAAGGGTGATTGGGTCTATCGTGACACTGTCAAGATGATTGGCCACATTTATGAGCGGTGGGAGTCTGGCAGCCTGAGTATTGTGATGAGTACAAACATGAGGCCTGTGCAATTAGGTGCCTTCTTTCATCGAAATTATGCAGTGATGAGCAGGCTGGTTGATATGTTTGGTGAGCTTGTTGAGATGACAGGGCGTGATAGACGTGTCAGCAATAATGAAGCTTTCAAAGTTTTTGGTATGTAAAAAATATAGATCATGTATAGTTCAATATGTGAGCTTCTAATTTTTAACCAAATGACAGAAATGGAATTTGTATAAGAAAACTCTATTCACTTAGAAGCTCACACTTTTATTTAGCTATTGTAAACTTTGTAAACAATGTGTTATGCATACGACTAAATAAAGAGGTGTTATGTATGAAGACAAACAAAGCCGAGCGCAGAGATCAGGTGTTAGCTATTCGCTTAACAAATGATGAGATGCAGTTAATCAATCAAATCTCAGAGCAACACTTGCACCCCAAATCACTCACTGCACGTATTATCCTAGTCAATGGTTTAAATGATTACCAAAGAAAAGCACAAGGGGCACAGGTAGGGATTAATCTGCTACGTGTTCTGCAGTCTAATGCTCCACTTATTAAACAGTTAGAAACATCAAAAAGCGACACACTACATGATAAATAAAATCACATTGATTGGAAATGCCGGACAAGATGCAGTGTTGAAATCAGCAGGGGCTGATCAATATGCTCGATTTACTTTAGCAACTAATGAAAACTTCAAAGACAATTCAGGGCAATGGCAGAAGCGCACAGAGTGGCACACTATTAAAATATGGGGGCGCACTTCTGAAATGGCAGTTCAAAAGATTAAATCAGGTGTGACTGTATATGTTGAGGGCACACTTAAATCATATGAATTTGAAGGGCGCAGGATATGGGAGGTCAAGGCCATCATCTGGCGTGCACTTGATAAAAAAGAACAATACCAAGACTCATCAAAACTGCTAGGCCCAGAACCGAGCAATGCAGAAAGCACAAGCACATGGCGTGCACCACAGAGCGCAACAGTTGAACCAGCAAGCCCATGGGGCTACCCAAAACAAAACACATCACCATTTTAATAAACAAACCCCCTGCTGATGTAAACAAACAAACATCAACAGGGGTAAGGATTTGCTATGAACAATCAAACAAATAACACAAACAAACCCCTTTGGGAAGTTGTGCAAGATGCACACAGAGACTTTTTTGATGAGGCTTCACATTGTGCTGTGCTTCCATCTAAAGAGTTTAGAGCACTTAGATATTCTTGTGATGCAGTAGAAGTCAACTGTGATCGTGAACCTATCAGCTTGATTGAATCAAAATGCTGGCACTGGTTTAAACGTGAATATCCACTTGCAATTAATGTGTTGCAAATGAAGCTACATGAGTCAAGTGGTGACTTTTCAAAGGGTGTCTACTCACAGTTAAGACGGTTAGTGAATGGCTTTAAACCTTTTACTCTGTTAGTCACTCTCTACAGTAAACAACGTAATCAGACAGAGGCTGAATTGGTAGCATCTTGGAAAGGGCTTGATAGTCTACAAGCTCAGCATCTAGTGTTGATGGGTCATCATAATAAAATGCATATCTATCAAGTGAGCAGTTTAAGTGAATTAAACTCATTATTTGTGGGTACTGAGGGCTTATGCTTATCCCACGCTGCTGTCGTCGAGCACACACTTGCTAAAAAATCGACAACTAATGCACGTGAATTCTTAAAAGCGTGTGAGGCGCAATCTATCGAGTTCATCACCAAAGCACCTGCATACCTGAGCACAATTACACAGCCGGCCTTGCCTGATAACGATGATGTTAAAACAGAGGTATTTAAATTGGAAGATGTAAAAGACGCACAGCCAAAGTTGATATTTAAACACTGTGGTTTTGATATGCCAGACGCTGATGATCTTGCTGCAAATATTTGGTTTTACAACTTTTATAAAAAGCTTGGGAAACGCAGTGCAAGCCCATTGTTAATGCACAACTTAATGGTGTCAGAAGGGCATGATGTGCACCTAACACATAAACAATTGAATGATAGGGTACCACCTAAGCAGCTGCGCACTTTTGATTTAACGGCACACATGAGAGTGATAGCACAGATCTATGATGAGCATTTAAGTGGTTTAGATAAACATAGGCTAAACCAACTAGATTACAGGCCATTTTCTATTGATTATGATGTGATTTCACAATGGTTTGAAAACACACCCAACATCAAGAACCTTAAAAAATCTGCTCAAAGTAGGCTGTTTAAATATCACTATCAAGCAGGGATGATTCATGATGTAAGGTCTAGAGCTATACAACGTGCACTCAATGCTTTAAATGCATCTACACCTGAGCTTGCACTTGAGCCTGTGCCTGTGCCTACAGAGCTCAACACAGAGCCTAAGGTAGAGTTAACAGAAATGATCACAGACACAGTGATTGATCTGGCAGACAGTATAAAAGACAATGGTAGAGACATTATAAAACTTGAAAAACAAATTGCACTCATCTTCAACGTGCTTAAAGAAATCACAATTGCGCTAGGTGACAGAGATGCAGCAATTAGACACTGATGAGGGGGCTGTTAAAAGCCGGACTATTGAACTGAAAGAACAAGGGCTAACAGTGCCTGAGCTATTAGCTGTGCTCTCAGAAGAGGGCTATGTGAACCCACGCACATTAAAGCCCTATGGTGAGTTTACACTAAGAAAATGGACTGCTGGCATTAACTCACAGCAAGGACACAGGCCTAAACCTTTTGAAGGCTTTAGTGATGAGCAGATTGCTGAGCATTATAAAGCAGCCAAAGAAAAAGCAAGGCTTAATGCGAAAGCTTGGCGCAAGCGCAATCCTAATTATCACAAAGAATGGGTGGCCAGATGGAGGAAATAAATCATTCAGCACATAACTATGCGCATATATGTGTCATATGCTAATTCATGGAGATAGTCTAAATGAGTTAAAGGCATTGCCAGACTGCTCAGTGGATAGCGTTGTCACAGATCCTCCATATGGCCTAGGTAATACCTCAACAGCTAATGTTGCTGAGTGTTTAAAAGCATGGGCGGCAGGTGAAACATGGCAGCCAAAGGGCGCAGGCTTCATGGGTAAATCATGGGATGCATGGGTGCCGCCACCTGAGCTATGGCGTGAAGTACACAGAGTCTTAAAACATGGGGGGCACATCTTAGCTTTTGCCGGCTCACGTACTCAGGACTTAATGAGTATATCACTTAGATTAGCAGGCTTTGAAATCAGAGACACAATCATGTGGCTATACTCATCTGGTTTTCCAAAATCACATAATATTAGTTTAGGCATTGATAAAGCATCAGGCTGTGAAAATAGAGGGCGTGCTATCCCCACCGCTTCTAGCTATCAAGCTTGCGATATAGAACAAGCTAAAAAGCTCACATCAAACCCTGTGCCATCTTATGAGCCACAGACTGAAGATGCTAAACAGTGGGCAGGTTGGGGCACTGCACTGAAGCCCGCTTATGAACCGATTATCTTAGCTAGAAAAGCACCACAAGGTAGCATAGCTAATAACACCCTGCTGCATGGGGTGGGTGGGCTAAATATTGATGAGAACAGAATAGCGTATGCACAAAGTGAAAAAGTAGAGTTTGACAAAGTGCAAAAGCAACAGCAGATTAGTGAGTCAGAGTGGAGCTATGGCAATTATAATATAGGGCATAATATCCCACTTGATGAAAAAGAAGGCAGATGGCCTGCTAATATTATGCTTGATGAGATAGCGTTAAAAGCTATGGGCTCAACAGGCCGTTTTTATTTCTGTGCTAAAGCGAGCAAAGTAGAGCGTGAGGCAGGATTGAAAATGTTTGAACTTAAAAAAGCGGGGGCCATGAGTGGTAAAGAGACTAGACCTAATAAACCTACTAACCATCCACTGAGAGCTAACATACACCCCACTGTTAAGCCTATAGCCCTTATGCGCTATTTGTGCCGGCTTATCACACCACCAGATGGCACAATATTAGAGCCCTTTGCAGGCTCTGGCACTACACTTATTGCTGCTCATCTAGAGCAGTTTAATTTTATTGGTATAGAGAGAGAGTTAGAGTATGTCGAAATCATCAGAGCAAGACTTAAACACTGGCAGGGCGCAGACAATGAGGACACTAGCAAAGCTGAGAAAACGTCTGATAATAAACAGCTCAGATTGTTTAAGTGATGAGTCTGCTGAGCTATATGAGCACATTGAGAAAACACTTTTAATGGTATTGGGTGAGCACTATGGGCGCAAAGAAAAAGAACACAGAAGATAGGCTAGAGTTAATACTCAGCAACTTACGTGAGGGCATGAGCAGACAAGCAGCTTGCACCCAAGCCGGCATAGGCAGAAGCACTCTTTGGCGTTGGTGTGATGAAGATGCAGAGCTTGCACAGCGTGTAGATGAAGCTATTGATTTTAGTGAAGCTGTTTTACTCGCAGAGCTGAAAGAGTTAGGGCGTGCAAAGCAAGATTGGAGGGCTGCAGCTTGGATATTAGAAAGGCGTTTCCCTGATCGCTATGGCTCAAAACGTGACACTGAGATCACGATTAATAAATCAGATGGATCTGATGTAGTAGTCAGTATGATTGAACAAGCACAGGCTAACATGATCGAGCATGATGATTAACCTTAACCCCTTGCAGCGTGAGATTATAGCACGCATCATGAAACAGGATGAAATCATTAGTGCTAGATGTGGGTGGGGCTCTGGCAAAACATCTGCATTAGTATTTGCATTGCTGATGGTGAGCAAGTGGCGTAAGGGGTGTAGCTCATTGCTCATCACAGATACTAATCAACGCTATAACTCTGTGCTGATGCCTGAGATTAGCAAATGGTTAATCCCTTTGGGGTGGGATTATAATCATACATTGAGGCAATGGACAGACACGCACACCGGCTCAACAGTCTGGTGCAGAAGCTATTTTAGACCCAATACAAGAGAAGCTACACACAATCCACTTGAAGGCCTAAATGTGACAAGTGGTGTGTGCTTTATTGATGAGTGCCAGACGTTAAGCGCAGAAGTTGCACACAAAGCTTTGGGGCGTTTAAGGGCAGGGGCTAGCCCCATTATGGTACTTGTGGGCTTGCCTGTTGCAGATGCTTGGTGGTGTGCTATGGCTGAGCGTGCTAACTATAACCCATTATTATTCACTAGCTATGTGAACAAAGCCAATCTATCTGAGCAATGGTTTGAAAGCACACGTCTATTACCAGAGGCTGAGCGTGAAGCAATGGTCATGAATAAGCCTGCACCCCCATCTGGCTTAATCTATTCTGAATTTACACAGAGTCACATCATTGATGATTGGCAATATGATGAGAGTATGACAGGACGTATTGCAATAGATTGGGGCTTTAGAAAGCCATCTGTTTTAATAATGGCATATGATGAGAGTAGAAAGGCTACTGTGATCTGCCATGAGATAAACCCTAGCGAAGTGACCACATCACAGCTAGCTAAATTAATATTAGATATAGCATGGCCTAGGTCACTGAGAGCACAAGCCAATGGGCCTAAGATTTGGCTAGATGATGGAGTGGCAGATAAAGCCGGCAAGGCTCGTAATGATCAGACCGGTGCAAGTGCTTTTCGAGCAATGAGAAGCTTGCCACAAAATGGAGGCATTGGGCTTGCACTACGCAACACTACAGACCCGATAAGAGTTGATGTGCTCAACGGTATACAACGCCTTAAACGTGCTTTTGATAATCAACGCTATCTCATCACAGCAGATGTGTGGCAGGCCGGTGAACGTGCTAGAGACAACAGCTTGCGTAAAGCACTGTTGAGCTATGCATGGGATAATAAAGAACAGCCGAAAAAGGATGGCAGGGAGGATCCACTTGATGCGCTTAGATATGATTGCATTATGTTTAATTGGCATGATTTGCGAGTAGATCAACGTGAGTACACACCAAGAGTCAGAGGCTCAGCACAGAGTAATAATAAACGCAAAGTGCAAATAGGGCGCAATTCAGTTAGATCATTTTAACATCTAGCACACACTCTAGAAAAAGCTAAAGCTCTGACTCTGCATAACGGTTTGGCGACCTATCAGAGCCAGAGCCTTTACCTAGAAAACCGACTTAAACAAAATACTGTAAACAAAGTTTACAGCACTTACAAGGCATAATATAACAAATATTGATAAAGCTTCAATCTATGTCTATAATGTATCGCAACGCCTAACTTTTTAGCAGGGGCACTATGACTACAGAGAAAAACCCAAAGCACATGAGGGCTATGCAGCCACGCCTCGCGACAAGAGGCATAACAGGCACACAGTTAAACAGTGGTGTTATCAGTGGCAAAGAACAAAATCCACAGCTGACCGGCCTTAATTGGGTCAAAGAAGCTGAGGAGATGTTACGCACAGATCCTATTGTTAGGCGTTCATGGCATATGCTAAGACAAACATTACTCAGTGCATCATGGCGTTTTGAGTCTGGCATTGAAGGTGATGCAGTGTCTGATGAGTTAGCTCGTTTTGCTAATGAAGCATATGGCTTTGATGGGCACAGTGGTCAGATGACAATAAGCTTTGAAGATCAGCTTGCATACCTATTTGAGTTTGTGCCGTTGGGCTATAGATACGCAGAAGAGATCTACAAGGTTGGGCCAGATGTAGATGGTAACATCAAGGTGTGGCTCGATCACTATGCAGACCGTGAGCCATCTGCTCATCAAAAATGGCTTAGCAGAGACAACCAAAAGCTTGATGGAGTTATGCAGAATCTTGTGGGCAGTTCACACCCACCTGAGCCGATACCTTCACACAAACTATTATTGCTAACACTAAACAAAACAGGGTCTAACTTTGAGGGGGTGGGGATGCTCAGGCCGGTGTGGTTTTGGTGGCGTACTAAACAACGCACAAGTAATTTAATGTGCGTAGGCTTGGATAGATGGGCAGTACCCACGCCTAAGGTTGTCGTAGACAGATCACAAGCTGAAATGATGGGCTTAACTGATGCAGATGTTAACGCCATGATTGATGAGGCAGAGGGGCAAGCACAAGCCTTTCTAGCTACTGAGCAAAGCTACTTAGTAGAAAGCAGTGTAGTCAAGTTTGAGAGTTATGAAACAAGCCCATACCTTTATAGTCAAGGGCCGCTTGATATTATTAAGCTGTGTGACAGACAAATTGCCGCAGCTTTCTTAGCACAGTTTGCAGACCTGGGTAACACTGAGACAGGGGCACGCTCAGTGGGTGAAATACACCTAAGTATCTTTAGACGTGCTGCTATTAATCTTTGTGACGTTGTAGCCTCTGCCATTAGTGGAGTTGATCGCAGAGGGGGTGGCACAATCGGTAGGCTTATCAGATGGAACTATGGTTGTGTTGACCCAAGCAAGCTGCCAAAATTAACACACACAGGTCTTGACACTGATGATCTAGCAGAGAGCATGGGGATGTTACCACAACTTGTGCAAGCCGGCATACTGACACCAGATGATGAGTTAGAACGGGCTATCAGGCAGAGGCTTGGGGCAGGGGATTTGCCAGATGAGGCACAACGCTCATCAATAGAGCGCACAGCTACAGGCAAGGGTGGCCTTTCGTCATTTGCTGAGAGATTAATAAAAGGCAGACGCAATGAGTAGACGCAGAAAAAAGAAGCTAAAAGCAACTATCAAACATAATACAAGCACACAAGATGTAGCTAAAGCACAAGCACTTAGGGCATACGGTGAAGCACTACAACTAGCAGAGCCCGTGCCGGCTTATGATGTGCCTGATGGATTAACTATCGGCAAACCATTTAAAACCCTAGCATTAGGTCAAGTGTCATCTAGAATGAACGGTGATGCAATTGGGCAAGCTATTGATAATGAGCTACTCACTGAGATGCTCAGGGTTTATAATGAACGCAAAAATGCAGACCCTGTGATCATTGATTGGCAACACGCTACAAGCCCATTTAACAATGGTGCACCTGCACCCCCAGAGTCAGGCAATGCTTTGGGGCTCATTATAGATTTAGATCTCAGAGATGACGGTTTATATGCTACCCCTGCATATAATGAGCGTGGCCTTGACGTCGTAAAAAATGCAGGCGGTGTGCTTTGGTCATCACCTGAGTTTATTGCCGGTGATGTGTTCACACGGGATGGGGGCACACCGGTGGGCACAGCCCAACTATTAGCAATTACTTTAACCCCACGCCCTGCGCAGTCTAATGATAAAATTAGCAGGGTTACCTTAAATGAAAGGCTATCTATGATTGATAATCTAGATAACATGTCTGCTGAGGATATGCGCTCTATGCTCATCGCTAAAGATGAAATTGTGCGTGAACTTGAAGACAAGATCAAAGAAATGCAAGCAGATGCAGAGGCTCAATTAACAGAGTCTAAAGCAGATGATGATGCTGAGAAACTAACAGAGCCAGAAGCTGATGAAGATGCAGAAGTTGATGCATCACTTAAAGAAGCTGATGATGATAAAAAGGGCTATAATATGAGTGAGTCTAATATCATGCTATCAGAAGTCACTGCACTACGTGAGGCTAACACGCAACTATCAAAACGCTTAGAAGCTATTGAAAGTGAAAAGCGTGCAGTTGAGATGCGTGAGGCAGTGGGCTCATTACTGCGTGAGGGTCGTATTGCACCGGCTGAAAAAGCTTTTGCTAATAAAGCTTTTGAGCTTAAAGAATTACAGCCTGAGTTTTGGCAGATGTTCTCAGAAAGACCTGCAAACACTGCAGTGCCATTGCAACAGATAGGGCATGGGGCATCAGGTGCTGAGATCACAAAACAGGCACTTGACACACGTATCAAAGAGACTGCCAAAGAAAAGAGCATTAGCTATTCTGAGGCCTTAAATTATGTTCAACAAAATCATTCTGATTTCTACAATAAAGCTATGGGGGTTTAATCATGGCTGATAATAATATCATTGTTTCATTTATTGCTGATGGGGCTATCACTGAATTTGCACTAGTCTCAGTCACTACTGCAGGCAAGATCTCAGTCACTACTGCAGGCACAGACACTAGATGTGTAGGTGTTGCGCAACGTGCTTGTGCAGATGGTGACTCTGTAGAGGTGCTTGTGTCTGGACTCACACGTGTGATCGCCGGTGCAACTATTGCAAACACAATCTCATTAGTAATGGCTACTACAGCCGGTGCAGTAACACCCCACACAGGGTCTACAAAATACAGCATTGGGCAAGTCATCCCAAATATTAATCAAGTAAGCTCAGTGGCAAATGATCAAATTCTGATCAACTTCACAGGCCCACAGAATCTAATTCCTTAGGAGATAAACAATGGCATCATCTTATAGTAATTTGCATCCTGTTGATCAGATCTTGACTAGCCTCATCGCTGAAGCTATTCCAAGTGATGATCAATTAATTGCAGACAAAGTTCTTGAAAATATCACTATCCCTGAGCGCAGTGGCACTCTATTGCTAGAGCAAACACGCAACTTCATGGGTGCAGCAGCAGGCTTAGATCTAGAGCGTGCAGCAGGCTCATCACGTGCAATGATTGGTTCTTTTGATCGTAGTTCGCAAACATTCAAAGCTAATATCTATAGTGCATCTGATAGTATCGCTATGGAAGATATTTTTGATTCACAATATGCAGGCAGTGAAGAGGCACGCATTGCACGCAAAGTTGCACGTGTACTCAAGCTTGATCGTGAAAAGCGTTGTGCAGATGTGTTATTTGATAGCACTACATTCACTACGTCTGCAGCAGCTGCAGGCTTTGGCACAGCCGGTGCAGAGCCTCTGTCTGAATTGTTTGATCTGAAAGACACAGTATTTGCAGCAGCGCATGGCATCAATCCAGACACACTTATCTTAGGGCGTGATTGTTTCAGAGCACTTGCTAAGAATCCTGAGGTGCGTGGCTATGTTGGTGACTCATCACAAAACGGTGCATTTAGCTCAGGTAATCAGATCTTGAATGATAGTGCTGTAATCGCAGTGCTCAGAGATGTTTTAGGCATCCCTAACATCCATGTGGGACAAGCGATTAGAGAAACTGCAGTTGCAGGTGCGACAAGCTCAGAAGCATACATCTGGTCCGGCACTAGATGTTTCATGGGCATCTTACGTGGCTCTGATGCAGTAGTTCAAAAATCAGGAAATGTAAAGGGCATGCCTGTGGCTGCACTTAATCTACAGTTCTCTGATATGATTGCTGGCCAATACGATGCACTTGACCAGACTAGACGTTATGTATGGGGTGAAGAGGTAAACAGTTTCCACACTGTTGATTCAACCTTAGGCCACGTCTTAACAGGCTGCTAAAGTGTATGCGTTGTCAGTGTAGTCATACATTATTAAATGAGTCTGATGCAGACGTGCGTGCAGTTAATGATTTAACTAAGCAGGCTAAAGAAGCATCTGGCGTAATGGCTACATTGATCAAAGCTAGACGTGATCAGCTAAAAGCTGAAATCACAGCAGAAAAAGACTTTGAAAAAGCAATGAGTAAAAGCACTAAAGCTTTACTCGATACAATAGAGCAGGCAGTTGCAGAGGCAGGCCCAGATATATTGTTAAACGCATCAGATGAGCAACTGTTAGAGCTACTTATAAAAGGTGGTCTTGGTGTTGCTATTGATGACTTTATAACTCAGCAATCTAAAATTAGATTGAGCATAAGCAAAACACTCACAGCTGTTGGGCCCACGTTTAGTTTAGATAGTCTCACGTCTGAGATTGATGCACTGAGTGCACAGAATATAGAAACCATTTTTGAAGGCATAATTGTGCCTTCAGTAAAACAAAACATCAGAGAGAGTTTGTTAGATTTAGAAGTAGCGGTACCATTGGCTACTGTGATGAGTAATCTGCAAACTAGAATGCAAAGGGCAAAAGGTGGGCAACTAACAGAGATCAAGACTAAGATTTCACAATATGGCAGGGGTATCACAGCTATAGCTGCAGAAGTTGCAGGGCTAGATCATTATTTATACACCGGCCCAAAGGATGGCATCACACGTGATTTCTGCAGAGATCTAGTTAATAAAGTAGTAACTGAAAAGCAGATGAGCAAGTTAAACAATAAGCAAGGGTTAAGTGTTAAAACGTCAGGCGGGGGCTATAACTGCAGGCATTCTTGGTCACCTGTCACAGAGTCATTTATAGAAGCTGCAAAGCTTACTAGAGCTAAACCAAGTGACATAAGCAAAGCAAATGGGGATGCATAACAATGCGTAAAACAATCACATCACTAGCACATAGATTTATCTGGTCTCCACAAACACCAATCACCGGCACACCTTCACTTAGTATTGCTAGTCCAATTGCTGTGAGTGAAAATCTTACTCGATTCACTAATGATTTAACAATCACAGCCATAGCATCTGACAGACGCACACTGACATTGAGCACAGCACCTGCAAACTATTACAGAGAACAGCAGGCAGGCTTTGTACTTACTGCACATGATACACATTACTCAGTGCGAGTGGTGCGCTTAGGTGGCACACAAGCACTACTTGCAGAGCCGTTGCCACGTGAGATTGATTTATCATCTAACGCTACACTACATCTACCTACAAGCTTTGTAGATATAGCAGCCGGTGTGTTGACTACCTCAGGTTATTATACATGGGCTGTAGATTACACCCAATTATACATGGGCCAACTGCACAAAGATAAAGGCTTATTGAAGGTTTGTGCTAGGCCATTCAACACAGGGCTTACACACACTGAGCTTGTTGCATTGTTTGCTAATTTAGCTGACATGGTACCAAGACGACAAGCTGATTTTAGTCAGCAAATAGAGTCAAGTTTAGATGAGTTGACTTTAGCAATTAGAGCCCATCTAAACAGTGATCATATCACAGAAGATGAGGTGTTTAATCCTGAGTCATTTAAACTGGCCCACGCTTATTGCTCAGCAGCTATCATCTATGAGCAGGCTTTACAGTTTGATCACGCAGAGGCTATGCGCACAAGGTGTGCAGAGTTATTAGATCGAGCATTGCAGAGCATTGCATTAGACCTAGATGGGGATGGGGTAGTAGATGATGGTGAGGAAAGCTTGCAGAGAAGTGGGGGCAGTGACACAGATTTCAGGGCATCTTGGAAAGGCTACACCAAAAAGGATAATGATCTAACATTCACACCGGGTAGAGGTATGAGACACTAATGTCTGCCAAGATTGCCATCAATGTACCCAGAACAATCTGGTCTGCACAAGACACAATGAAGCTTGCACAAAATACGCTTGCTTCTATTAAGTTGCGCACAAGCAGGGGCATAGATGCAAACGGTAAAGGGTTTAAGAAGTACAGCAAAAAAGCTCTGTATGTCTCTAAACGTGGTGCACGCTTATCACCCAAGGGTGGCAGGCCTTCACGCACTGGTAAGTCAGTTTACTATGCAGGTGGTTATGAACAATACAAGCGTGATAGTAAAAAGGTTGATGATGACGTGCTAGTGGATCTAGTGCTAAGCGGTCAGTTAATGAATAATCTTATTGTCACTGATGCCACTGCCACTGAGTTTAAAATAGGGCTTACTAAGCACGTGTCAAGCTACGGCTATCATGTAAATGAGAAGCGTGAGTTCTTAGGTTTATCACCAGATGATGTGGAGATTTTAACTGAGTCTGTTAATATTGAGATCAGAAAAAAGCTAGGTTTACGCAAATGAGTCAAGGTACATTCTCAGCACTCAAATATTTAGAAGACTCAATAGAGAGCATCACACCCAAATCAGATGCGCATCATGGTTTTGTAGCAACTAATAGAGGGGATGGCTACACTGCAGCACTTGAAGATAGGCCAAACTCTAACCGATATTTTGAGCTAGAGCTTGAAGGGTTAGCACAAGATGATGGTCAAGCAGGGCTCAGTGGGCGCAAGCGCATTAGGGTCAATTGTCGAGTGCGTTATGATATCCCACAAGATCAAGGCTATATTAAGCGCATGATTAATGAAGACACAAGCTCATTAATCAACACACTAAAAGGCCCAAACTATGACACTGTGAACACAGGCATAGTCTCATTAATCCCACTAACACCCCTGCTAGAACCTGTGCTAGATGCACAGGGTGATACATTCGCATTTATGTTATCTCTAGCTTTTGACTTGTTATATTTGGAGGCATAAAATGACAGTTACACACAGATCACTATCAGTCGCTTTAGAAGGAGCTGCAGACTTTGGCTCACTTGGCACAGATGGCATCCCATCAGCAAGCGGTTTATTATTTGTTTCTATCCCCTGTGAACGTGACCCTATTATTATCAGTGGTGAGCCGGTCATAAGTGAGCGCAATGATGCAAGGGATGGCCCATACTTTGTGCCACCTGAGAATGACACAGTGTTTAATAGCTCTGGCAATAGAGTGCACAGACGCACAGGCCAAATCACAGTGCGTGTTGATCTCACAACCATTGGCAGCACCCCTGCTGACTATAGTGCAAACTATCTAGGCTACTTACTAGGTGCAGGTTTCTTAACACAAGCACCATCTGCTAACGCTAAAGCAGACACACCATCTGCTAAAACATCAGTAAATCAATACACACCTTCAGCAGCTTATGCTGAGGCGGACACAGGCACATTATTAAGCACAACTATTGCAGGGCGTGCAGAGTATAGCGCAGTGACTGACAGTGACCTAGCCGGTGATGTGACTATCTCACCTGCATTTAGCTCAACATCATTTACAGATGTTCAAGGTCTGCAGACTTGGTATGTGCCAAGCCGTACAGCATCTGGCACATATACACGCTCATTAGCTTTTAGAGTTGATGGGGTAAACTTCAGAACTTTTGCTTTTGGCTGTGTGCTTGAAAGTGTCAGCATCAGTCTAGACAATGGCCGTCTAATGGGTGATTTTGTTTATAACTCAGCATATATCACTGATGATCATGATAACGCAGTAGGCCCAATTGAGCCAAGCTACAACGCAGGCAATGCACCATTTTTCAGAGGCTCATATGTAGTCATCAGTAATGGCTCACCGGCAAGCTTAACAAATGGCACAGCGGGTGAAACACAAGGGCGCATTGCTTTAGATGTTGAAGATTTCTCATTGACAGTAACTAACACTCTCACACCGCTAGGCCATTCAAACAGCATTTTAGCTATGAGTGGGATGGACATATCAGATGTGAGTGTTGAGCTTAGTTTAACATTGAGCACTGTAAACACTGCTATTAAAGATGACTTTTTAAATCGAGTAGTGAGACAAGTGCTTGTAGGCACAGGGCCGGTGGGCAATGGCCTTGGCTGTGCCATCATGTTACCTGCTGCTATGTTGAATAATGATCCTAACATTTATGATGTTGCAGGAAATGATATTGTGCGCCAGACTCTCACATATAGCCAGAGTAGATATGCAGGTGATTTCTCAGGTGCTGATGCATATGAAAGCAATGCAGGTTGCTCACCATTTAGACTAGGGCTAGGTGTATAAAATGGCGTTATCGTTTGTCACCAGTGCAAATATATCAGTGAACGTAGTAGCTACGTGTGATGCATCTGTAGAGTGCACAGACGCAGAAAAGTCAGCTTATTTGTCGAGTGGTGATCTAGATGATTTAAGCTTCGTGGGTGATGAAGTTACTACATTTACACTCAAGGCACTGAGCCCATCTGACAGAGAAGATGCAGAGCAGAGGGCCGGTGCATATAAACGCAGTGAGCTTGGCAGGTTGTTGTGGACTGAAGCACCACTTGATAAACATGAGCGTGCAAGATGGCATCATGAGCTAACAGATGATGAGCGTGAGGCAATGAGTGATTATCAGGCTTATTTAGAGCGTGTATATATTGAGATGCTAAATAGTTCATTAACACATATTGACGGCAATCCTGCCAATGCAGACCAAGTGCAATTGATCAGACCTGATGCACAGCGTGCTTTAACTATCTCAGAATTAGTGGTGCACATACAACGCATCAGCTTGCTCGGTACTGAGGGAAAATTGCATTAGCCTCAGCTATATGGCTCAACCATAGCGGGGGCAGAGCATGGGCCTGTGAACAATGCAGAACTAAAAAAGGTCTGCGTGCACTTAGGGGCAATTGTGGTGGCGCATTTAAGCAAGGCTTGCCACAGTCTGAGCAAGATGATGCAGGCCTTTTTATAATGGGCTATAGAGTAGCACCAGATAGCGGTGATAGTTATTCAGACTATAAAATACGTTCATGCCCTGTAGCAGGTGCTAACAGAGTGGCATCATTAGTGCAAGCATATCAAAGGCACAAGGCCGGCTTACTGCCGATTAGTCAAAGCTACCCCACGCCATCTTGTGCGCTTATTGAAGCTATTGAAATATTGCACTATAATGCAGAAGAGTCACAGTATAGAACTAATCAGCAAATGATGAGAGAAGCACAAAATGTCAAATCAAGTAGAAATTGATGTAGTTCTATCTGGTGCAGAGGAAGCAAGCAGGGGGCTCAATGGTATTGGTGAAACTGCAGGCCAGATGGCTGAGCGGTTTAGTGATGAGAATGGCAAACTAGGTGAGGGCTTAGGAGAGTTAGCAGGCAATGTTGAAGGGCTTGTGGGCTCATTTAAAGAATTTGGGCAAGTAGCTACAACGGTGGGCAAGGGTAGTAAGATGAGTTTTATGGCGTTAGTGCCGGCCATTGGTGCAGTAGTAGGCGCAGGCTTTGCACTATATGAAACTTACTTAAATATATCAGGGGCAGCAGAAGAGGCAGAGAAAACCACTGAGGCTATGGCAGCAGCAGCATCTGATCTAGAGAGCAAGCTTGAAGCATTAGCAGAGAAGGGTGTTATCCCTGCGACAGACGCACTTGATGATTTTATCAGATCTAACATCAAAGCACAGTTTTCAAAAGAAATGCTTCAGACTGCAGTAGAAAAGTTGCGTGATGAGTTTGAAGATTTACGTGGTGCAGAACAAGCAGTTGAAGCAGCCAGGGAAGGGCAAGAGGGTTTTGTTGATGTTTTGCGTGCGTCTACGTCTGGCGTTAGTGCACTCAAAGTAGCACAAGATGATCTAGCAGATGCCACCAAAGCTTATGATAAAAAGCTTGATAGTGTGCAAAAGCTACACGCAAAGCACTTGCCTAAACTTGATGAAGCTGCCAAAAAAGAGAAAGCTCTAGAAGAGCAAAGTGCAGAATCTACACTAGGCAGAATACGTGAGGCCATTGCTTTAGCAAACACATTAGAATTGCGCAAAGCAGAGATTGAGCTTGTAGGCACAAAACTAAAAGTAAGACAGATTGAGATCAATGCTAACAAAGAAGCTAATCTGATCAAAGCTAAAGCTAATGAAGAGGATGCAAAAGCATTAGCTTTACAAGAGGCCAATCTTAAAAAGCAGGTTACAAAATTCAATCAACTAGATCAATTAGATGCTCTGAGAAAAGTGCAGATAAAGCGTGCAAGAGATGCTGAGAATAAATCATCTAAGCGTGCCATTAAGCAAGTAGACACAAGGCGCATCAGAGAGCTAGCTATTGAGAGACAAAAGCAGGCAGACCTTAAAAAGCTAAGACAATTAGAATTACAAAGGATGGCTTTTGATGGTGCTTCTGCATTGAAGCTAGCGTCTGAGCGTTATGATGATGAGCTAAAAGCAGCCGGTGAAAATGAAACAAGTAAGCTTGTAGCATATAAGCGTTTTACTTTAGAAATGTCACGCATACAAAAAGCAGAGAGTGATAAAGCAGACGCTGAAAGACAAAAGCAAAAAGCACTTGATGATGAGCTTGCTAAGCATAAGAAGGTGCTAGCACTTGACACACTGCAATTCAATCTAGAGATGAAAACTAGAGAAGCAAGCTTAGTTGATGAGTTGCCATTATTTGGTGATCTATCATTAATGCAATCTGAGACTGAGCAACGCTTGCAATTGTTAACAGTGCGCTATGATCAAGAGAGAGCATTAAACGCACAGACCCAGAAAGAAATCACAGAGCTAGATAGGCGTGAGGCTATTGAGAGAACACGCATTAATCAAGAGGCTACACGTGCTAAGATTGATCAAATAGGAGAGTTTAGTGCACAATATGCAGGGGGCTTGGCAGAAGCTGCATATGCATCAATCTTGTTTGGTGACTCATTTAGTGAGTCAGTGGGTGATGTATTAATTGCACTTGGTAAACAGGCATCTGTTGAAGCATTGATGCAATTTGCGAAAGGCACAGCGGCTCTATTTACAGCCCCACAAGAGGCAGGTAATCACTTTGCTGCCGGTGGGATGTTTCTAGCTGCTGCAGGGGT